GCGCCGATGCGGTTTCACCCCGCAGCATCCGGGCAATCCGTTGCGCGGCTTCTGTGTCGCCCGCCTCGTGTGCGTTGCGCAGTGCCTGGAGTAGCTTTTGACGGTCCATTACTGGCCCCCGCTGTAGAGGTTAACGAGGTCTTCGTCAGACATTTCCGCACCCGTCTGGATCGTGACGAAACCCGGACGCCCGCCAAGCGCCGCGTCAATGGCGGAGGGGTCGCCCGTGCGATATGCCTTGTTGAGAAGCCGCGTATAGTTCTGCTCGATCCGCTCAAGGGACGCCAGCACCCGATCCGAAGACTGGTTCAGATCAAGGTTCGCCACCTCACTACGGAGCAGGTCCAGTTCACGCTCGGACACTGCGCCAAGCGCGCCGCCGGTCTTGCTGGCTTCTCGCATGGCTTGCAGCGCATCAAAAGCAAGGTTTGCCTCAACGGTCGAGGTCAGGGCGGCGGCATCATAGGCCCGCGTTGCCGGAACCCCGCGCATCATCGCGCCGACAAAGCCCGTGGTCAGGCCGGGGCGTTCCTCAATATCCTTGCGCAGGTCTTCCACCACCCCCAAGACATTATATCCTTGCGCAGGTCTTCCACCACCCCCAAGACATTGGTCGCGCCAGCCGCTTGGTTTTCGGCGCGGTTCGCATCGGTCTGCGTCGTATCCTCAGGCCCGCCGGGAATGGGCTCCATGCGATATGCGCCGGTCTCAGGGTCTTGGGCCATCTGATAGCCTTGCGGGATCGTGCCGACTTGCGGCCCTTGGTTGCCAGTGGTGACTTGCACGTTTGTCCCGCCCGCGCCGAACGAGCGCTCCATGGCTTCTGCCGGGTCAACGCCCTGCGCCAGAAGGAACTCGTAGTTCCGCATCCCAGACGTGGGGTCCGCGCCTTGCGGCTGCTGCCGCTGGTAGTGAAGCCCGATGGCCTGCTGACCGTCCAGCACGCCCGCCTCGATAGCCCCGGCCAGATCATCGCTGCCGTTGGCCCGTAGCCACTCGGCGGTGCGATTGGTGCGCCCCTTAGCTGCCCGCCCCTCAATCTCGGCCCGGTTCATGTCGATCAAGGCTTGGTTTGGGTTCAGGGTCATCCCCTCAAGCGCGATGGCCAGCTTCGCCCGCTTGTCGGGGTCCTTGAGAAACCCGAGCTCGTTCCAGAACCGGGAACCCTTGGGCTGTTCCGGTTGCGGTTGGCTTGGTGCTGCTTTGGTTTGCTGCTGCATGGGTTTCTTCGTGCCTCCTGCTGCCATCTTGGGCTGCCCGCGCGCGCCCGCCATCTCGACCTGCCAAGGCTCCCATGACATCGGCACATCAAGCCCATATTGCGCGGCGTTTGATTTGATCCACTGCGCCGCAGGGTCGTTCGCATCCCGCAGGAGCGACCCGTTTACGGCAAAGTCAACGGCGGTGCCGTGGTTGTGTTGTGACCGGCCCGGCGGGGCGACCCACTTGCGCGCGGCCTGCGGGCTTCCGTATTTCTTGAGCGCATTCTCGTAAAGTCGCGCCTGAACCTCGGGCGACCGATAGGCGGACGTGATCTGCAAGGGGATGCCTGCTGCGTGCGCGTCGTTGACCATCTGATATACGGACGACGCGAACTCAGGCCGAAGCCCCGTAAAGCTGTCAGGCCGTGCCGCCGCGCCGCCTACGGCGAACCGTGACCAATCCATGTTACAGCCCCATTGCCAGAGACAGGAAGTTGAACAGCCCCGGTTTCTGCGAGGTCGTCTGCGATTGCGGCTGCGGGACGCCACCGATGGCCGCAAGCGGGTATTGCAGGGACGTGCCCGGCTGGCCCGCGTATTGGCCGAACATGCCTTGCGCTTGGTCGAACAGCGCCTGTTGCATGGCCTGCTGCATTGTGCCCTGCTGCATTTGCTGGTTCGTGATGGTGTTACCCATGTCGAACCCTTGGCCCGCGAGGTTGCCCGCCATCTGGCCTTGGTTCATCGCCATGTTCTGCGCGTTGTTGAAGTTGGCCATGTTCATCTGTGCAGCGGTGTCCGCGAACTGGTCGGCAAAGCCCCGGTTGGTCTCGGCCTCGGCCACGCCATGGCGCGACCCGCCGAACGCCCCTGCGGCCTGCGCGGATGCGCCGATGTCGTTCATCTGCATCTGCCGCTGCCGCTCCAGGTCGCCAAGCGTGCGCTGCGTGACCATGCCCTGAAATGGGTTCATGTTCGCCGCCGTCGCCGCGCCGAACTGCCCCGGTTGGGTCATGCCCGCCGCCGTGTTGAACAGTTGCGCCGATTGGCCGTAGATGCCCGGCTGTGCGGGCTGCGCCGCTTGGGGGTTTCCTGCGCCTGCCATGACTACCTCCTGTATCCAAGGGGTCGCACCCCGATGTCATTGAGCCTGCTGCTAAGCGGCCCACCCTTGAACGTGTCGCCGCTGGTCCCCGCGCCGCCGCCGTCGAACATATCGCGAACGCTCGTGAAGCCGCCGCCGCTTGGCCTGTCACGGTTCAAAACGCTACGATAACGCCGGTCATCGCTGCCGCCACCTCCACTCGACAAAAGCCCCTGACCTTGCGTGCCGCCTGGCACAGGTGCGCCAAAGAACGAATCCCGTTGCGCGGCAAGCTCAGGGAAAGCCGCTGCGAACTGGTCCACCGATTGCTGATAGATCGGGAACGCCGAATAGCCCGAGAACCCGCCGTAGTCCTGCGGTGCGGGCATCCCTGTTCCCTGCCCAGCGCCAAGCCCAAAGGCCGAGGCTGCCGCGTTGGTATTGCCGAACGCCGCCTCCTGCATGGGCGAGAACGCCGCCACGCTCGGCCCCATATACGGCATGTAATCCAGTTGCGCGATCTGCTCCCCGCGCTCAATGGCCCGCTTGGACGGGTCTTCAAGCCACTGAGGAATTTCCGTATTCGTCGTTTGGCTTCCGCCGAGCATTCCGCCCATCTCAAAGCTCCTTCGTCAGGACTGTGTGCAGGGGCGACCAGCCCCGTGATTTGTAAACCCGCTGCCAGCCCGGCCTTCCGGCTATTGTGGCGGCGTTGCAGCCGTTCTGCCTGCCCCATTCCGCAATGGAATCGTGCATGTCCACAAGCTGTTCCAATTCCCCGCCGCCGAGAAACACGTTGACCACCTTCTTGCGCGGAAACGCCAGAACCTCGGTCACGATGCACCCGCGCGGTGCGGGCCATAGCTGCATGGTCCCTTCTTCAACGGCCTCGGCCACATCCTCAAATGCGTGCGTCCCGCCGCTGTATTTCAGCGCCGCCTCAATCCACGGGCGACACCGCTCAATCTCAGACTGCGGTTGCCGACAGGTTGCCTGCATTGTCCACCTCCACCGAATACCGCGTGCCGTTCGGGCTGGTCAGGATCACGCGTCCCTCGCCGATCTCCACGTCTTGGTTCTGCTTGTGGTTCAGCCGGTCGGCAAATTCCAAGAGCCTGTTGCGTTGGGCCTCATCTCGCGGATCGTAGCGCCCCTTCGGAATTGGTAGCTTCATCGCCGCCCCCGTGGCTTGGCCTCGATCCGCTGCACTCCCATGCGCCAGTTAGTCGGCGACACGCCCTCGGCCCGCATCCTGATCTGCCGCCCGGTGAAGCGCACGCTTGTCGGGTTGCCCAAAGCGTAAGGCCCGTATTCCCGTTCGGTGTCGTTGGGGTGAAACCGGGTCTTGAACCTGATCTGCGCGTCCCCTTGGTCTTCTTCGTCCGGGTAAAGACTGGTCACGCTCATGACCTGATCCCCGACGCCAAGACTGATCGGTCCCGTTTCCGCATAGACCGTCGCGTCGTCGTAGTTGTATCCCGTTTCGTGGTCGTAGGTGTCGCTGATCGCATCCGCCAAAATAGGCCGGTTGAACACGCCCCGATCAACGCCCGCCGTGCGATCAAGAACGCCATAGGACCAATACCCCTCGGTCACATCAACCGACACGTATCGGTCAATTTCATTTGAGGCCGACGAACAGTAGAACCACCAGACCTCGTTATACTCGCCATTCGTCATGGCCCATATCTTGCTGGCCTGGGTGTTGTTGATGTCGTCAAAGACGTAATCGTGAACATCGCAGGGCACTTCCTCCACCCCGCCGCCGGAATAGCGGTAGAAGCCCCGCCGCCCCATCCAGAACACGCCCTCGTCCATGCTGACCATGCCCTTGCGCGAAATTGCACCGCATGACGTGCCGACGCGCTCAAAGCCATAGACGAACGGCGGACCAAGGTATTGCGCAACGTGCGCGTCAGTATCCGTCACGATGAACACGCTGTCCCGCGTCCGCACCGCTTGCATGATCTGCCCCGGCGTCTGCAGTTCAATGTCGCCCGCCTCATTCGTCGCGGCGGGGGTCCAGGCTGTGTTGTCCTCCTTGTCGGACCATTGAACCTTGCGGGGATTGCCGCCCGCGCCGAGCGCAAACAAAAACCGTTCCTGCGACACCACTAGCCCGAGACACGAGGTTGGCGCGTTACTTATCGCCGCCGCTGCGTTGGACGTATTTAGCGCCCACTCATATAGCTTCCCGTCCGCGTTGGAACACGCCACGAGGTTCTCACCCCAATTGTCAAGGCTCCAAGTTGTTGCTTCGTCGTATGCAGTGTCCGAACGCGCCGTGCCAAAGAATCCTCGGCCAAAGAACCCGCCGCCAAACCCGAGGTTTTGCGTGGCCGAGAGGTTGCCAGTCGTGAACCCCGCAGGCGTGATGTCCGAAATCGTGTTGTCCGCAGTCGAGGCATAGAGCTTTTCCCATGTCCCCGCCGCGATCCACCGCACACCGGCATTTGTGCGCCAAGCGTGCATCCCGCGCGGGGCAGCCGCAAAAGCTTCCGCCTTGCGCCTTGACCACCCTCCAATGGGGCGCAGCGAGCCATCGCGCCAACGCACGAGGTTGCCATCATGCCAACGGCCAGACGCCTCTAGGTCCGTCCCCGTGGCGTAGATGCCTGCGGGGATGTCAAGCGGGATCAGGGGCATTTTGACCTCACCTGATCTCAACCCAGCCGTCTAGACTCGCGCCAGTGTTGAACCGGTAGGACTCCCCGTCCAACACAAGCTCCGAAAGCCCGCCAGTGTTCCCGTCGCCGCTGCGGTCCCTAACAACTATTGACGTGGTTCCCCCATCCGTTGAAGTGAGAAATTCCCAATTCGCATTATTCGTTGAAAGCCGGATGCTGACGTAGATGGGCTTCCCAGTATTGTTGGTATACCAAACGCCTGTGGTCCGGCTTCCCGATACATCTTGCCGGGTCTGGCCAACGCCGATGGCCACGCTGTCCACGTAGGCCTTGATGCTCTGCTGCGTGGCAACCGCCGAGGCGCTGTCGGACGCCATGTCGTCCTCGTCAAGAACGTCCGGGCCGTCCACCAGGTCGCCGTCGCCGTTCCACTGCGCGAGGTTCCCGTTGGTCCCTGCCGTGCCGGTGACAAGCGACACGTCCGAGCCTGACAGGCCGGTGACGCTGGAATTGTCCAGAGCCTCAAGCGCCGTCCCGTAGGTGATGGTGGCGCCGGACAGGTCAAAGGTGCCGGTGATCGAACCGCCAAGGGCCGGGGCCGTGAGCGTCTTGTTGGTCAGCGTTTGCGTGGTCGTGGTGCCGACAACGGTCAGGTCAGCATCAGGCCACGTAGCCGTGCGCGTGGTGGCGGTCGTGACGCCAGAAACGTCGAACTGCACCCGCTTCGTGTCGTCGGTCGCGTCGGCAAACAACGTGGCGCTGTCAAAGACAGGTCCGCCGGTGATAACCGTAGTGCCGTCCAGCAGGTCATCCACGCTGTCCCAGTTGTCGTTGAGGTCATCACCCCATGCGTCCTCATCACCGCCAACGGTCGGCTTGTTGAAGCTGTAGGTCGTCGTCGTGGTTCCCATTTACCGGCTCCTGATCCGCAGTGATCCGCCAAACTTGGCGCTCTGGCCTTCGCTGTTAAGCGCCTGCACCGCCGCCTGATAGAACGCGGCCCAGGTGCTTGCCCGGCTGTCCTCGTCCAGATACGGCGCAGAATGCACAAGCGCCCCGTAGAGGTATACATCCGGGGCGTAGGTCAGCACCCAATTGGACGTGTTGGCGTCGGACAGCGCCTCGATGCGCGTCTCGTAAACGATCTCCACCGTGTAGGTGTCATCCGGCGTGGGCAGAAGTTCCAACTCGCCCGCCGTGATGGCGAAATTGCAGGGCTCGCCCGTGCTGTCGGCCCGGCGGTAGCGCGCATCGGCCATCTCGTTGCCGGACATCACGTCAAGGGCGCGATACTTGCTTTGCAGCATAACTCGGATCGGACGAAAGAAGTCGTTCGGAAGCGTGGTATATTGCGAAGACGCTGACACCGTATCCCGCGCCTCACGCCGCCAGTGGTGAATGTCCCGCTGCATCTGCGATTCGGCCAAGTCGATGAAGCTGGGAATGACGCTGGTCAGATCGTCCCGGTTCATGAAGTCCCCGATGGCAGTCTGTAGTTCAGCGTAGGTTGTGATGCTCATCCGTCGGGATACTCCATGATGAACAGCCTGTAGGCTTCGCGCAGGTTTTCATTTGAGACGCCCTCTGCCGCCGGGCCAAGGCTCTGCACGAACTGGTTGAAGCCGCCTTGGACGGGTGCGGCGTTGTTGGGCTGGACGGGCTGCGGGGTTGAGCGCGGCTGCATGGCCGTCAAGGGCGCGTTGGCGGGGAAGGCGCTAGGCGGACGGGGCGGGCCACCCATCCCTGCCGGGCCTTGCATTGGGGGCAAAGACACGGGGCGAGGCGAGGCAACGGGCTGCATGGGCGGCGGTGCGGGCATCTGCATCTGCATCGGCGGGCGCTGCTGCGGTCGCGCTTGCGGCCCGGCCTGCATCGCTTCCATCCGATCCGCATAACCATGCGGGCGCACGCCCATGGCGTTGAGCAAACCGGACAACGGCCCGCCCTCGAACGTGTTGCCCTTCGCGCCCATGCCGCCGCCGTCGATCAGGTCAAGAAGTCCCTTCATGCCACGCCTTTCAAGTTTCGCCGGATCGGGCCGGATTCCCACTGCCCGCCCGATGTGTTGCCGGTTGCCATATACCGGAAGCTATCCGCACCGTGTGATGTCCAATCGTGCATCGGACGGTCACGCCACGTTTTGCCCTTCTCGTTGAAGTCGCGCCGATACTGGCGCAGCGCCTCGATCCCTCGGGCGCATCGTTCCTCGTCAAACCAGCAGGTGGCCAAGAATGACCGCGCGGCCTGGATGCCGTCATCCACCCGAAGCTGCGGGGCGATCTCTATTGGCCTGACCCCAAGCGAACCGAGGGTTTCGAGCCTGCTCTTGCCGGACCCCAGCTCTCGGACCTTCACGTCATGCGGCAGGATGTGCCGCGTGTAGTTGTATTTCTTTTCCCCGAGGACATGAACGTAATGGTCAAGGCCGACGCCGCTGGATTCGTAGTAGTCGATCAGCCGCCGTTCTTGGCCCACCATCTGCATGAACCAGATCGCGGTGCTGTCCCCCACGCCGAGGTCCCAGCTTGTGACAACCCCAACTGACGGCTCGTGCGGCACGGCGCAAATGCGACCCTCTTCGGTTGCCGCTTTCATTTCGCGCCCGAAGTAAGCCCCTTGGATGGCAGCCTCAAAGCTGCATTCATATTCCTGTTGGTAGCGGTCTTCGCCCATGACCTTGAGCGCCGCGTCCAGTTCCTCTTGGTCAAGCACCCCGGTCCGTGACGCCGGATGAAACCCCACATACCACCCCGAATCTTGCTTGGCCTGCTCGTAGACCTCCCAAAAGCCGTTCTTGCCTTTGGGCGTCCCGATGAACACGGCCCAGCCCTTGCGGTCAGACAGCGCCGGGCGAATGACCGTGGGCCACGCATTGACCGGGAAATCCGCCGGTTCGTCCAGCACAACCCCGTCGAAGTAGAGGCCGCGCATCCGATCGTAATTCTCTGCCCCGTAGAGCCTGATCCGCGACCCGTTTGGCAGGTCAACCCTTAGCTCGCTTTCGTTGATCCCTACGCCAGGAACCTTCGCCAAGTAGGCCTTGAGGTATTCCCAGGCGATGTCCTTGGCCTGAGAAAAGAGCGGCGCGATGTAGCCATACCGACCGTTGCCGGATGTGTCGCGCAACGCCGCGTCCCCCAAGTCCGCAATGCAACTGACCGTCTTGCCCGCCCTGCGGTGAGCAACAATGCAGGCCCAGCGTTCCTTTCGCTTGTGGAAGGGGACGAACAGATGCCGAGGCTGGTAGTCCAGATTAATCGTCGTCACGCGGAACGCCCGTCATGACTTGGACAGTGATCGCGCCGTCTTTGCCCGAGCCTTCGACCTGCATGGGCAGCACCTTGCCCAAAAGGCTCATGAACGGGCCGGGGTTTTCTGTGGCCTGCTCTTCAAGATACGACACAAGGCCATCGTCCCCGATCTTGTTGCCCGCTTGTTCTGCGGCCTTGAGGATGGCATCCTTCAAAAGCGCCGTGGTCTTGTTCCGGCTTCCCTTGGGGCGCCCTTTGCCCGCGTTGGGGGGCATCCGCTTTTCTGTATCGGTCTGTTCTTTACTGCTTGACATTTGGTCTTCCCCCTGTCTGCTGAGAGGTGCAGGGCTAACGAAAAACGCCCGGACGGATGCCCAGGCGCTAGACGCAATGCGTCATGTTTCGCC